GCCGTCGATGAAGTAAAAATCAGCGATGTACCCATTAAAGTTGGATGTAGTATCCCAAAAACTTCCAATGTAGTGCGCGGCTGTATTGTTAACAGGAGTATCAACAGCGGCGGGTCCTGTGGAAGACGAATAATTGCTTACAAGTTCCCCGTTGACATAGAGATTTGCAGAAGTAGAGCTATTAAAAGACCATACTATGTGGTACCAAGCCGATAAATCACGAAATACCTGAGAAGTTACTCTCTCAAATTGTAGGGTTGACGCATAGTAAGCTGCAGCAAGTTTATCGTTGTCAAATTGAATCTTAAAGTCATTATACGCATAACCTGTGCTAAAAATTGTTTCCGAGCCAAGTTTTGAACGTTTTATCCAAAAAGCAAAAGTAAAAACTCTCCTATTACCAGCAGATGCAGGAGTGCGGCTGAGATGCGCTGAATCCGGCGAATTGAACCGCAGGCTCCTGTCGATGCTGTACCCACCTGCGGCTTGTCCACTAGCACCAGCAAGTATATTATTACTAATAACAGACATATCAATAATTCCCAGTCCAGACTACTTGAATCTCACTAGCAGTACGGATAACATAGTCAACCCGATCAGTCTTGGAGTTAGTAGCAGTAATTGTAGGAGCAGTAGCACCAGAGAACTTAAAAGCGCCAGCCCATCCACCAACAGTGTACGGACCACCAGAGGCAGGTTGTGCAATAAAGATAGAACCAGACTGACCAGCAGTGGCGTTACTAACAGTTACGCTGCTAACGTTTTCAGACAGTTGAATGTAGAAGTTATTAGAAGCGTTAAAATCAATAGCAAGCACACCAGAGGAGCTGGTAAGCGTAGTAACTTCACCACGCTGACCTGCAGTAAAGGTTTGAACAACATCAGTAACGGCGTTGTCTGCATCATAAGCCTGAACAGAAACACCAATATCACCAGAATCAAGGAAAGCCGAGGTATCTGCCTGAGTAGAAACAAGCACACCAGCTTCTTTTACATAAATCCGGTTTTGATCAGTTGCATAAACAGCTTCGCCTTCTTGAATATCAGCGACAGAAGCGTTAAGATTAGAATAGGTACCGCGTGCAACGCGGATAGGAGTACGATTAGTAGGTGTAGGCATGATTAGTCGAATGATCCTCCATCAATGGTTGTAGTACTAGTAACGAGTGAGCCTCCGGTGTCAAAGTTTCCACCGTCAAGAGTAGGAGCAGCTACATTTCCAAATGTTAGATTGCCTGCACCATCAGTAATAATTGCTTGGCCTGCACTACCATCAATTTGAGGATAATTAAGACCATCAAGAACAACACTACCTGTACCATTAGGGGTAATAGTAATGTCGCCATTATTATTGGAAACAATAGAATGACCATCAACATCAAGATCTCCACCCAACTCAGGAGTAAGATCATCTGCTACTTGAGTAAGGCCAGCAACTGTGATGTTACCAATAGGCTGGAATGACAAATTGCCATTACCATCAGTGGTAAGAATGTGGTTGCTAGCACCGTCAGTAGTTGGATAAGCAAGGTTGTTGATGGTTACATTACCAGTACTTGCAAAGATGTTATAACCATTAACGTCCAGGTTACCACCCAGCTGAGGGCTAAGATCATTAACCACCTCAGGGCGATAAGCACTCAGGTCAATTTGAACAGTACCAGACCGTTGATCAACCTTAAAGGTTTCACCAACCTTAAAGACACCATTATGATCAGTACTAGATTGCCAGACCTTACCGTTGTTTAGGCTAATAGCTTGCTTGGTTTCATCAGCAGTACCACCATTTTCAGGCAGTGCAGTGTAGTTAGTACCAGAACCAACGTACTCAAACGTGTGACCACCCGTGCTAATCAGTGAACGTTGGTAGAAACTAACGCTAGTACCGCTGTTAACAGTAGCAACAAGACCCAGGTTCTCTGAAAGTTTAGCGGGATTGGGGTTCAGAATAGTAACAGTCCACCCAGCACCACTAACAACCGAAGACAGAATAGGATAAATGTTTGCCCCAATCTGCACAAGCATACTGTCTTGAGGCTTAGTAGCTGCACCAAACCACCCAGCACCTGCAACAGGAGCACCAATGGTAAAGGTCAGAGAGCCAGCATTAGAAGTAGCAGTGGTAGTTGCTGTAAAGATGGGCGTATTAGACTTACCATCAGCAATCAGACCATACCGACCGAAGTCAGTAGTACAGTTACTAAGGTTTAACTGACCACCTTTGAGTGCTTTAGCGTGGTAGTGACAGAAGGTACCAAAGAAAGACACCAGCTGAGCATAACCATTGTTAGCACAAAGGCATCCAGGACCATCCAGGGTGATCTGAGTGAACGAATCCACCACCATAGACCGCAGAGGGCTGTTGGTAGCAGGAACAGAACCATCAATAAACAAGCCACCACCAGTAGGACCTGAAGTAAGGTCACCACCAAAGCCACCTTGGCTTACATTATTAGGGTCAAAATACCCGCCCAACGCCGGATTAGCTGTATACTCAGCCAAAGTGTAGTTGGGAATAGCACTATCGCTAAAGTTAGTACAGTTTTGAATGTAAGGGGACTTATAAATAATCGCATTGGGGTAGAACGAAGCTACCCAACCCTGGTTAGCAGGCAAACCATAGGTAGGATCCGTATCAACAGGGTGACCACCGCGTGCTCCGCTTGCTTTAATACCAGCAAAGGAGAAGTTAGAGATCAAAGTACCGCTATTAACCCGGAACAGACTGTTGGTTTCTGTAGCAGGGGTAGGATGCACGAAGCAACTACGGATAGACTGACCAACAATAGACAGGTTATTAACAGTAATATCAATCGGAGCTACTTCACGGTAAACACCAGGAAGAACCAGAACAATATCACCAGCATTAGCAGAGGCAACAGCCGCTTTGATGGTCTTCATTGCGTCAATAACGCGGTGACCATCGTTAGTATCTAGACCGTTGACGCTATCAACCCAGATAACGGTAGGCTGAGTAATAAATGTACCACCACTAACTACACCACGCCAGATCTGAGCAGTAGAATCCCAAATAGACAGGGTTTGATCGTTAGCATGGTCATACCAGATCTTACCAGAAGGCCAATCAGTACCAGCAGGGGTACCAGACTGGTAGATAACATCGTGACGCTTAGCCAATGCACCAATCGTAGCCAGTGCACTATCATCACCCGTCCAGTTAGGAACTCCAGAGTTCTGTTCAGCAGTAGTAACAATGTCACCAGGCTTGATCTTATCCAGATCAATCGTACCATCGGGAATGGACAGAGCCAATTCACCAGGATTGGTGTAGGTAGCCTGAATAGGGGTAGTAGCAGTGACCTGAACAACACCTTTATTGGTAGCAGTGCTAAGCTCTGCTTCAATCAGGGCATCACCGTTGGTATAGGTAACATCAATACCCTCACCTTCATTAATGCTGACAGCACCTTTGTTGGTTTTAGAACTATCTTCAACAGAAATAGTAATCTGTTTGTTAGAGTTGGTACCACCAGTGCTATCAACGATATCAATAGCCTCACCTTCAAGGATATCATCGGTAATAACCCGGCCAAGTTGCAGACGGTTAACAGCATCATCATCGCTGTTGGCGTTTGCTACATTCTCAACACGAAGTCCACGAGCATCTACAGAGAGGGCGTTTTCCCGTGAAGGAATAATACCATCCCTAGCAGTATTAACACCCTCCTGGGCCAAGAAACGAACCTGCTCCAGGGCAAGGTTCAGCTCTTGTGCACGGATGGTAGAGCCAGGAACAAAGGTGACTACAGAAGCATCATTGGTGGTACGTTCAATAAAAATAAACGCCCCATTAGTAGGGGCGCTATTGAATTGAATCTGTGCATCATTAACCGGAAAGGTGTAGTTAATGAGCGGAGTACCTACAGGGATATCTCCCGAGATAACTTGAGGGTGGGTTACGGTGGCAGTAGACGAAGTATTCTGTTGGAGTTGCAGAACATCATCAATGTAAACATCAACGTCTGCTCTGTCAATAATTTCAAATGGGATTGCATACAGAGTCTGGGACCCGTTTGCAGTGTATGTAGTTTTAGTGACTGCCATTACTTAGGTAGTTGCATAATACGATCATAAGCTCCGGCTTTACTCAGAGCCTTCTTGGTTTCGCGGGTTTCAATACGGCCACGCAGATCAGGATTGTTCTGCATTACTTGAAGCATGGCTTCATCTTTTGCATCTCTAAAGGCATCATCAACAAGTTGATAGAACCTTTGAGAATAAAGCTGATAGCCTTCACTAATACGAAGATTATCTTTCTTATATCTATCAAGATCTTCTCGCCAAGAAGAATCAGTAACCATGATCTTCTCCAATCGGCTACGAAGACTTCCCATTGACAGGTACTTCTGCATCTCAGAACGCTCAAGCGAGTTAAGAGGTTCTCCCTTATAAGTAGAAAGAGTTTGAGGCAGGTTATACCTCATTTCTACCAGAGACTTCTTAATCGGATCGTCATCTACAGGAGTAATAGGAACAGGACTAAAGGCATTGAACAACCTAAACAGGGGGTTCTCTGCTCCAGACACAAGCTTCTTACCTGAACGATCCTTGCTCAGTACATCATACTTAGGAGGCAGCACTGACTTAACAATGGCATCCCGACGCACAATGGTCTCAAGCAAGCTCTGAGCTTCTTTCTGGTTAGCATCAATTACATCACCCAGCTGCCCCAGGAGGCCAGCATACGGGAGGTGAGAGCGGATATACCGGGCTCCAGTTTGAGTCAGCAGATCTTCAGAGGTTTCAGGATTCATCAAACGAGCCAGGTCTTCGACACCCGACAGCATGGACTTATCCACCACCACAGCAGCTGCCATAAAGACAAGCTTCTGCATCCATTTATCAGACCAGTCTTCACCCAACACGTTGCTGTTTTGAACAACGTTAGCTGCCATACTAAACAGCGTGTTGAATGGTTCTAGATCTTTGTAGGAGATATAGGCATTACCAACCTTGAAAGAATAAGGCTGGATACCAGCAGCTTTCCAAAGGTCTTGGGTCTCCTTGTCATAGGGCATATCGCCAGTCATATTACCGCTAAGAGCAGCAATAGTAGCCATACCCATAATCGAAGAGCCCATAGCAATACGGCCCTCCATCAAAGCCTGGGCTTGAGGAAGATCTTGAGGACGAACTCCATACTTCTCCAAGTTACGCCCATTCATGATGTCCTTGTACTTATCAGAGAAAGCAGCCAAGGGGGTGTGTTGAAAAGTCAGATTAAGAGCATTGAAACCAGTCCTAACAAACGGGAAGAAAGCCTTCATACCGGGAATGTTAGAGATCAATTCAAAGCCCTTAAAGTTCTCTTCCAGGGCACGAGTCATAGCAGCCTCATCGCCTGCCATCTGTGCTCCAATGTCAGAGACAACCCACTTGTTATCTGAATTGAGCTTAAAAATTTCTTTCCTAAAATTCTCATCCGTTGCACGAGCAACAGCCTTGATATCATTAAGATCAATGCCTTCATCAATAGCAGCACGAGCAGCACGTTGACGCATCTCAAATCGCCCAATAATGGTACGAGCAAGAGAGTCACCAGCACCCATAGCATTCTGGCTATACTTAACCCAGGGGTTAGTATTGAACTTAACAATGGTATCAAGAACATCGTAAGCACGCTGCTCCACAGGATTAGCATACTTATCGTAGAACTCTTTAAGACTCTGCCATTCAGCAAGGTCAGTCTCAATATCAAACTTACCATCGTAAGTCTGAGCTTTACGGTTAAGACCCAGATCCCAGTTATACTTAAACATCTCAACTCCCTCAGCAAAAGCTTTGCCAAGAGAATCAATAGTAGTAGCAGCAATAACCATTTCCTGCTGATTCATCCTAATACCAGCACCAAGCATGGCCTGCATAGGACGAAGAATACCAACAAGATTGGTACCTATAACAGCTTTGATAGGAGTCTTAGGAGCACTCAGGATAGAGTTGTAGAAGGTTGACTGCAACTCTTTACGGACTCGCCCAGTGATGTGCATATCACCCATACGACCACCCACAAGCTTAGCTCGCAGATAATCATGGATATGCTCCAGGGTACGGACCTTACCACCAGACAATGCGTGAAGCTCCATCAGGTCCCTCATCTCATCATAACGGCCCTGACGGTTCATCTGATGAAGAGACTCAAAGTACTCTTCCATCTCAGCACTGATCTTAGCCATCTGAGCTTCAGTAGCTTCTTTGACCGCTTTAGGCATCAGGCTAAGCTGTTGGTACTTACCATCCAAACCCCACATGTAGCCAATCTTCTTATGCTCAACAAGAGCAACCTTCATGGCATCAAACACCATCTCTACCTGACGACCAATCGGAAGATCATCAGCAATAAACATGGTGCCAGTAGCAATACCTTCGGCTTGCTTGGCAAGGGTATTGATAACAAGCTGAAGAGCAGCCTTCTGAGCAGGAGAACCAGTTACAATCTTGTTCCCGTCATCAATGTAGATACGGGCATTCTTGTCTTGCTTCTCAAAATACTCAGCAAACTTCTTGGCATAATCACCGCCTTCATCAATCATAGAAGTCAGATCACTGGCTTGACGAATCATCAGCTCTTTGACTTCTTTGTAGTTCATGGTATTGTCAAGAGACTTAAAAGCTTCTTGACTAATATCATCAGCCACTTCATTGATGTATTGAAGGAGGTTCTTATCACCACGAGACATAGCCTTCAGAGCTGACTCAGTAGCAATGGGTTGGTAGCTACGACCAGACCCACCTTGCTTCATGTCTGCTACAGCTTCCCGAAGGTTAGCTTTAACAGCATCAGGCTCAGGAGCATAGGTAGCCCGCTCTACATCATCAAACTGACCAGGATTAACAAAAGGATCAGGAGCACGTCCAAGGGACTCAGCCGCTTGACGTTGGCTTTGATAAGCTTCAAAGTCAAAGGAATCTCCCTGATCAGAAGCCCGCTTATCAGCAAGAGCTTCATAATCTATTTGTTCACCCTGAACTTGGCTTTCAAGATCTCGCTTGGTTGCAAGCAGTTCTCTAACTTGAGTTTTGTCCTTGGCTTGTTTAGCAGCAGCAAGCTGTTGCTCTACATTTTGAAGCTGTGCAGTAATACCTTCAACTGTAGGTTGAGAAGTATATTGTGCATACTCTTCTTCACTGAGGTAGGTACGGAGGTATTCATCACGAGAATCAGCATGGCTGATCCCGTAACCTTGATTGTACCTATCAATAGCCATTTCAGTAGCTGCATCCTCATCAAGCTGAGAGGCTCGTACCATCTCTTCTTGCATGACTTGGTTGCCAATGTCATTGGCTTCATCCACAGACTTACCCGCAGCTCTAGCCCGACCAGCAGCCCAGCCAGCTTTTGCAAAGGCTGAAATTCCATGACCAACAAGGTTAACACCAGCACCAGAAGCAACAGTCTTGATTCGTGCTAGCCAGGGATTATCTTCAGGCTTAATAGCCAGAGCGTTAGTAACCCAAGGAGCCATCCAGGGGGTGTGCTCTTGAGCAAGGTTAGCAAGGTTAGCTGCCTCAGAGCTATTGGATACGAGATCAGCAATAGCACCTTCACCAGCAATCTTAGCTCCTTTGCCAATAAAGTTAATATACTTAGCCCCTTTAGTACCGACACCAGCTGCTCTAGTTAAAGTAGCAACTTTAGTGCCAACACCCAGAACACCACCAACAGCTCCGCCAATACCACCAGTAGCAGCAGTAAGCAAACCAAACTCAACCAAACCCCGAGCAAGCTTACCAAGACCTGTTTTGTTCTCAGGACTCCAATCATCAGGAAGATCAAGCCATCCTGCATCTTGATTCAGGTATTCATCACTAAAAGGGTTCTGGCTATCATCAGTAGGACGGCCAAAGAGTTGGTTAAAACCTGTCTTAAAGGTATCACCAACAAGTTCTCCAAATCCTCCAACACTTTCAATAGCATCCATTGCACCACCAGCGGTGGTAGCAGTAACTTCTTGAGCAACCTGAGGGGCCGCTTGAAGCGCCTGTGTGGCCCCTTGAACGGCTGCCTGGGGGTTTATACCAAAAGGAGCCTGAAGGGGGTTTGGAAGCGATTGTAGGGCGGTCTGAAGTTGTTGTATGTTAGGTAGTTGAAGCTGAGGAAGCTGCATAGCAGGAGCAGCTTCAGGCTTGGGAGCAACAGGAGGCTTAGGCTTAGCTGCCTGTGCCTCCATTTCTTGCTCCTGAAGATCCTTAAGTTGAGCTTCAGCCTGCAAAGCGGTATTAAGCCAGCTAGGATCTTGTGTATTAAAATCGTTTTGCATTAGATACCGCTCAAGTATTTATTAAGAACAGAAGTTGTATACTCACGCATACTAGGATACCGGCCTCCGGTCTCTTTGCTTGTTCGATCATAAGCCATCATAGACCCAGCTCCGCCATACCAAGCAGCAGCAGCCATACGAATAGCAATCTTAGGATCCTTTGTACGCTTATAGGCTTGGCGTACATAATCGTTAAACGCCCATTCTGCAAGACGCTCTTGGTATTGAGGGTTGTTTAAGAAGTTACTCATGGATCCAGGATGACCCATACCAGCTTTCTTAGACCAATCAATAACATTGCTCCAAAGAATCTGATACTTACCAAGCGCAGGATTAGAAGCACCATAGGCATCAGCATTACGGGCTTTGTAATTACCACCTGATTCTTGGAAACCAATGGCTTTCATAAGACTACGAACACTAACCCCACCAATGCTTGTAATACCACGTTGAATGGTACGGAAGCTCTGGCTTTGGCTAAAGGCTCTTTTTACCTCAGGGTACTTATCAAGAACACTTTGAAGCTTCTGGGCTTCGGCAGGCATCTTAACGGGAGGAAGACCTTGGAGTCTACGCTGAGCATTGAGAATATCAAATGCAGTACGACCCCGTTTATCAAGCTTAGCCAACTCATAAACAAAAGGCTTAGGAGTGCCATCCAAAGAAGGCTCTAGATCAACCTTATTGGTAATGATAGGCTTACTCACCAGGGCATTGCTGTCCTTGGTAAGCATGTTCTGAGCTTTACGATAAACAGTAAGCTGTTGATTCAAAGCCCGAGCAGCTCCGGTAGTACCAGCAGGCTTCTCAAACTTAGTGAATCCTTTACCAGCTTCAGCATAGAAGATAGATTTGGGATCAGCCTGACTCTTCTCAACATATTCAGCAACCTCATCACCTGCCATTTGAATAGCCTGTGAATGGGAGATCGGTTGACCAGCAGCTTGAGCTTGTTGGAAGATCTGCTTTGCCCTGGGCATGATCTTTGCATGAGCTGCTCGTTCAGCACGAATAGCATCATCATACATGACAGCATCAGTGGCAGTAATGGAGCGGGCTTCTTTAATAGATGCCGTAACCATTCGCTGAGCAGACTTAATTGCCTCAGGACTTGCAGACCCAAACGGAGTCTCTACAATATCCCGTTGGTACTTTTGAAGAACCTCAGGGGCAATGTTTTTACCAATCTGACTCTTGGGAATCTCACCACCAAACTGGTCTTTAAGAGCCTGCATTTTAAGTTCAGATTGAGTAATACTCAGAACAGCAGGTTCCCAGGAAGCAAGCTGACTAATGTAGCTAACTTGAGCAGGAAACTTATCAGAGAACTCTCTAACAAGTTGAATCCTATCAATATCAGAAGCGCCTTTCTGGAAAGCAGTCAGGACAGCCTCATAAGATTCTTTGGCTTCAATATCCTCAATCTTTTTGTTCTCTTCATACTTTTGAAACTTAGCTTGAAGAGCAACTGCTTTGAGTTGAGTAGGATTGATCTCATCCCCAAACAAAGCAAACAAAGACTTCTTACCAGCCGGGTGATCAATCAGAGTAGAGTCAAGGGTTTGAATAACTGAATCAACCCTATCAGGCTTCTCTTGAACAAGATCACTAATCAGTTTAAAGGCCAGCTTTCGTGCAGCACGATTACCACCCTCAGGTGTACCAGCTGTATCAAGAAGCTTAGGAGCAACTTTAAAGAAGTTCTGAAGAGCAGTACCTGCATCTACAAAACCTTCTGTACCAACCAACGATTGATACAGCAGGTTCTCCTCTGCATCAAGAGATTCAATAGCAGACTCTCGCCTGTACCTTTGAACATACTCCTGACGTTGAGTCTGAGTAACACGAAGAACCTCAGGAATCAACAGAGTGTTGACAACCTTGGCACTCAACCCACCGGGGTTGTTGTTTTTAATGTACTCAGTTTGCAGATACTTAGTAGCAGCTTCATACTGAGAAGTACCTTTATAATCCTTAAGAACAAACTCCTGACCCGTAGCTGGATCAACAATGCGGGTGGTGTTGTTCTCAAGTTCAGCAAGCAAATGACTGCCAAAGCTGGATCCGGCTTGCTTCATAGCAGCCATGTTCCAGCCAAGCTGTTGATGCTTAGACAGTTTACGGATACGATCAGCAGCCTCCGTAGAGGGCTGTTGATTAGCTAGTTCGTTGGTTTTAACATGAAGCTCAGCACTACGCTGAGCAGCAGTTTCTACCTCTTTCTTTTGTTGAAGATAATCGGGTCCCTGCTCTGCATACAGACGCATACCCTCTTGAACTTCTTCATCTCTCCGGCGCTTGACCTCTTGAACAAGATCCTCCTGGAGGAGATTGTTAATGCTCTTACTGAATTGAGAAAGAGCTTGAAGTTCATATCGTGAATTGTCAGCTTGAAGATCACTGACACGAGTCATTTCTTGGATCTGCTGAGACGCTTGCGTCTCCATCTGACGAACTCGTTCCCGACCCTGTTGTTCGACTAACTCAGCTTCCTGACGCATACGTTGGGAAGGGTCAATCACAGTGCGGTTACGGAAGCCAACAGACTGTGCACTACCTTGATATGGCATTTGTTATTCCATGGATTTAACTGATGAAGCTGAACCTAAGCCAGCAGACACACCGCTAGCAACACTACCAGTGATACCACCAAGCAAGGCAAGACCAGACGGACCACCTTGGGCAATAGGTTTAATCGGGGCAAAGGATGCCTCGGGAGCCAGAGGATCTGCAGGAAGGTTGTTCCAAGCTGCAGCATTAGCAGAGGAAAGATCAAGCATAATGCCTTCTTTGGCAATACCAGACGCACGGTTGGCATCGTAAAGAGTAGCCTCAACCTGAGCCATCTCTAGGCCAAGCTGACGCTCTGCATCCATTGCTTGAAGCAGGAATGATTGACCAGCTCTACCACTAGAAAGAACAGTGCCTTGTGCTTGGATAGCTTCAGCATAGTTCTTCTGGGCTTGGAAAGAAGCAACCCTGCTTTGTTCTTGAAGCTTATTCTGCTCAGTAATAAGAGCACGATTAGCTTCAGCTTGGTTAGCTGAAAGCTGCCGATAATATGCAGTCTTAGCTGCTGTAGTAGCATTCAGCTGTGCTTCATAGGTACGACCCTTCTCAAGATCACGCCTATTAGCAATGTTTAATTCATTAATGTAATTCTGCTGAGCAATAGCATTAGACCGTGCTACAGCTGCAGCCTGCTGTTGATGAGCAGCAACAGACTGCATAATGCCGCTAGCTGCTGTCATTGCCCCAACAGCAATACCAATGCTTATGGGTTCACACATAGTTTCATAAATTCAATAAGAGGAACACCGTTGATAACATAATACCTAAGAAATGTGAATCCAAGAAGCTTGAGCAGTTTAATGTGACTCTCATTCCTCATATCAGCATGATTCCAAAGATATTCATTTGGGAGACTCTTTAACCAGCGTCTCGCTTCTCTAACGAACGTGTGTGGGTATTCTTCACTAGCTTGTGTACATAGCATCCAGATTCTATTGTCTGGTGTTACGCCTGCCACACCGGCAGCCTTGCCGTTGGGCGTTGCAAAAAACACAGTACAAGCTGATCTGTAGTAAGACTCCAGGACTGCTGCCGGAGCAGTCAGCCCTGTGGTCTCTTCTACTTCACGCTTGTCTTCCCAACGTAGTATTTTACCTACTTGAAGAGCTAGTTCAGGGGTGCATGGTTTGATGTATTTACCGGCGTACATGCCGCTTGCTGTCATAACGTCCGTCCCAGCTTGCTGAGACAATAGTGGCGGTAAAGGGGTCAGGAATTTTAATAGTCAGAGTGTACTTGGTATTCTTCCTATGAACAGGAACCATCACTGACTTATACAAACGAGAAGGAATATTGTTAAAGTTCTCAGAGTCAACAGACATTCCCGATTCATATTGAATGTAGTTATCCATCTGAGGAGAGGATAGGTGAAACTCAATAGGACCAGAAACACCCAGTTCAAAGTTAATTCTAGAAATCCTCAGATCACCATTAACATCATACTGTCCAGGCTGGAAGCTGAAGTAATAGTTAGGCAGTTGAATTTCAGTAGTGTACTTATAGCCAATAGCAAAGCTAACACCAGTTAGATCAAAGTCATTGAAGACTGCACTACTACCGCTGACACTGCTAGCCATCTTAACGTAACCAGCATCAGTACCAGAGAGAACAACCAAAGCAAGGTTAGATCCACTGTTCTGAATGGTGTACGGTAAGACCACCGTAGAATCGCCTGTAGTGCTGTTGTAAGACACTCCAGCACCCTGGGGTACATACATGTTATCAAGGGCTGCCTCAAAGGCTCTGCCAGTGGTTAGAGGGTTTCCTGCTGGAGGAGTACCTACAGTGTAGCTCCTAGCTGCAGTTGTATCAACCAACAACTCATGGCGAGAAAGGATGTACTCAGCGCCCTGGTTAGTGACGGTATAGAAGTCCCCACCTGTATACAGAGTGTGAACAGCATTACCAGCCAGCGTCCAACTATACCAAGCAGACTGCTCTCTCCGCTCTCCGCTATCGTAGTACTTGTACTGATAGAGAGTATTCTGACCCTTCTTACAATAAGTAACCAGGCCAAGCTGAGAGGAGTTAGAACCATGATCAATATCCTTGGGGATATACTCAGGGATAACTCGGGTTTGCTCTAAGACTTTAGGAGGAACAGTCTCATCCTGAATGATCATCTCAAATGCCCTGGTATGAGCAGCACTGCCTGTAGTAAACAGAACAGAAGTACCCATATCAATAGGAGGCACAGTAGGACTACACTCAAAAGAGGACAGCTTCTTAAGCTGAGCAGTAGCAGGACTAAACCTATCTGAATCTGTAAACAGCATGAACTGAGCAGACTCACTGAACAGCACCACACCCTTCTGAATAGGAAGAACGTGATTCAGGATAGCAGGTTTAACATCTGATGCAGCAATATCAACTGGATCAGCATCACTTGTGGTGATGGATGAAACAATAAAGAAGTTAAAATAATCAGCAGGCTGGCTAAGGATTACATTCTCTCCACTGATAAAGCCAAGCCTATTACGATAGAAGAAGATATTCTTAATACCCTGTCCAACAAAGGTTGGCATGGGGTTGGTATCAGCATCACCCACCTGACGATCAACCCAGGTATTACCCAGAGGATCGTTGGTATCTAGACGCCTGAATGTAAATGTACCATTACGATTATTCACCAAAGCATGAGGCATGGTATCGTAATTGAACCCAGCAGTAATACCAGGAGCAACCGTTTCTTCCCATGCACCAGTACCCTTGGTGCCATTATCTGCTACAAATTTAACATAGTAATCATCAGACTCTGCATTCTCGGTATTAGATACCTTGACAATGTAACCATCCTTGCAGCTCTCAGGGAGCCTAGCAATGTTAGGTACAGAATCTTGAATAACTGTGATAGCATCATTAACCGTACCGCCTCTTGCTTCAATAGTAAAGGAAGAGCCAGAGGTTAAGAACAATCCATCACCAATAATCTCTACAGAAACACCAGGGTAAACGCTGTTAATACTAGCCTTAAGTCCACCCAGAATGCTGTTAATACTCAGAGTACCTTCATCAGGATTCTTAGGAGTTTGGTAGAAACCAACTCCACTGTCTGAATAGGTTTGATAAGAGTTAACGCTGTTTACAGTTACCGTATAGTTAATACCAGCAACAGCAACGGTGTAGGTAGAACCATTGGGAACATTAAACCCTTCTTCTTGTAGAACTACATCAGCATAATACTGAGCATCATAGATAGGTTCATGGTTGCCAGTGTAGCTGGATACATAAGAAGCACCATTAACAGTAACAGTAAATCTAATGCCAGTAGCAGCACTATAGAACTCCTGTTTACCTGTGTATTTGGTAGCACCTTCTACACCAGTGTTTGTAATATCCTGCCAGTTACCACCATTAATGTTAGAGACAGGAGTTTGCCCCCCATTAACAGTAACAGTAAGCGACTTGGCTCTGTACTTGGTAGTAGGAGTTAGGTTAGAACCATTAATAGCAACAACATATTCAGCATTATAACCAACAGTATTGACTGTTACAAATGCATAGTTGTTTTGAAAAGAAGCTGTAGTACGAGCTGTAGTAATAACCTTCTGTGGATTAGTAATCAGGGTATAATCCCCAATACTTTGGAACCCGTAAGGTTGAGTAGCTCCACTCAGGTAACTCCAGCTAGCACCAGAACCTAAACTAACAGTCTGCTGTTGACCAGTAGACAGGTTCCAAACATTAATACCAGGAGCACTAGTAATCTGAACAAGAAACTTCTCATCAGAATCACGAATGATCTCAAACCATTGCCCTCCTGATGATGCATTAGCAAGAGTCCCAACGAACTCCCCAGGAGCACGCTTAGACAAGCCAAAGGTTACATCAGGATATGCATTGTTACACGTCCTAACTTGACCAGGAAACTTAATAAAGTCTGGCTGTTGGGAGACGCCTCCAAGAAAATTGGGAATACGTTGGTTAATTGCTGCCATTATCGACTAAGAGCTTGGAATGGTTTATAACTAGTGTAAGGATTCCTTAGATCACTAGAGTTGAAAATACTGTAATCAGCTTGTTTGGTATCATACTCCAGAACCAATGCCCTAGCCAGGGCTTCATCTGCCTCTAGAAGTTTAGTGGTCTCAGCATCACTGACCATACGGATGCCAGCTATCCTAGCTGCTCTAGCAGTAATGTAATCACGGAACACCTGAGGGATATCCTGAAATTCAAAGAACCAGATTACATCACAATACAGAGTATCAATGTTGGGGAACTTGTATGAGTGAGAATAACGATCATACAACTTACCGTCACGCCGAATCACATCATAGTTATCAGCGTGTTGATAACGGTTAAGATCGAGCTGTAGAACAGTAGGAGGAATAATAACCTCATCTGAAGAATCAACCTGGAATGGATACTCATACTCTGTATTGAACACCCAACCTTCTGATTGAATTTCACGGCAAACCTGCCGAAGAGTATTCTGAGCGATAGCGACTTCAGGACTTTGAGTATCTAGCGTGTTAACAGGAGACTCCCCGACACTCATCAAAATAGAGTTTACAGCATCCAGTTCGGTGGACGTTGCGTAAGAAGGACTTGCCATAATTGGGTATTAAAAAAGGGAGCCCGAAGGCTCCCCAGTAAAGAATGTAAAGCTTATCAGAAAGCAGCACCAGCAACGTTGGTGGCGTGCAGTTCCACACAAGCGGCGGGGTTCAGGTAGTCAGTACCCATAGCCAGACGGCCCAGGATCACATCACCCTGATAGATCACCGACACGTCACCGCTGGTCACTTGCACCTGGGGTCCAATGGTCTCGACCACACCAGCAGCTTCACGTTGGAAGATCAGGCCGCAGGAGGTATCGAAGGCAGAGGCACCACCATAGTTGTTGTTCTCACCAGCACCCGTGGC